AAGTTCTAACTTCATCTTTGTGCTTAAATAAAGTAGAATCATAGTGTTTTTTTAAATCGTCATAACGTTTCTTAAAAACACGATCTTCTGCATTTTCAGGGCGTTCAGTTGAAGGAGTAGCTTTGCCATCGTAGCTTGCAATTTCTTCAGATGTTTCTGTGTCCTCTTGAACGGTTGCTGTCTCTGCTTTTTCTTCGTTAAACTTACTTAATTCTCCTCTAGCAAATGCCTCAGTTTCGGGATCACTTTCGTCATCTCTATGTTTCTGATACATTGATTTGCTATCTGGTTTCTTAAATAGTTTATCTTTTTTCGTTTCAACTTCCTTAGAAGCTGTAACTACTTTTTCATTTTCCATTATTTTTTCCTCTTGGGTTGAGTGCCTTATGGATAAGGGTAGCTCTAAACTGTTTCCATATTTTGTGGGCTAGCCATTAAACCTGCTTGTTCAGTAGGCTGACTAGGTGGCACATTGTTTGTTTCCATCGGTTGATCCATAAGTGATGTAACTTCTGTTAGGAAGCTATTTACAGCCTCTTGTGGATCTGCAATACCATATTTCTGTGTAGCAAAATTGCTAATAGCAGATAGTGGTAATACTACATTAGGTTCGTTAGGTCCTATTTTTTCCATTACTGGAGAAAATTCTGGAACTATTTTACCTAATGCTATCTTAACAGATGGAGATAAAATAGCACTTATGGCTGCTCTATCTTCAGCTGTTAAAGTTTTAAATCTTTCTGCAAGAACAACTTCAATTTCAGTAGAATCTGGAAATTGTTCTCTTAAAGATAATTCTGTATTGTTTGATACTTGCTCTACTGGTGCTTGCTCTACTGGTGCTTGCTCTACTGGTGCTTTCATTGCACTCATGTCTGGAGCAGCAGGAACATTTGGTCTTTTATTTAGCATACCTGTCATTGTTGCACCTGTTTGATCTATTGCCATTATGCTAATACCTCTTTATTTTTTTTATTTTTAATTAATTTACTAATTCCTAAACTTACTTGCTCTATTAATGTATTATATAATAATCCTCTTAATGTAAATTTATCTTTTCCTAAAGTATATTTTACATATTGTATTTTATATTTCATTATGTGATGCCAAAATTTTGTAAGTAATTTATTTGTTTTCATTTTTTTAGCAGTTGGCATTGCCCATATCCAGTAACCTTTTAACTCATCTTTATCCCATTTATTTAATGTATAATCCCAATGAATTTTGTAGTCATTATCGGATATTAATTTTTGTCTATTTAATTCTGTGCATATTACTGAACTTGAAACTACTTTTCCAATTATCCCACCTGCTACTGCACCAATAGGACCACCTACTGCCATACCTATTGCAGAACCTGCTCCTGCTGCCTGACTTTCTTTTTTACTAGCACCCAACATTTTTGCTACACTGTAACCTACAGCACCTGCAGTACCTACTCCACCAACTGTACTTGCACCAACTGGTGTTCTACCAAGTTGTGTTATAGGTGTCATTATATTACTTTGACCTGTTGTTTGGGCAATATTTAATACACTATCACCTTTAATAGCTTTGTATGTATTTAAAGCAAAATCTGCACCTTTAAATAAATTATTAGTTAGCTGTGCTCTTTTAGCTAATTTTTGTTGATCTTCAATTAGTTTATATGCTTTTGCTAATCCATCATCTTGTGTACTACCTGTTGTAGAAGACATAGCCATTACTTTTTGTAATGCTGTTTGACCTGTACTTTCTGGTGTTCTTTCAGGTTCTTGAAATGCTATCTCTTGTCTACCACCAGTAGTTGATGAAGTTTCAAACTGTCCTGTTTTAGGATCAAAATTTGTAGTATACTGACCTGGAGTTTCTCTCATAACTTTTTGTGTTTGAGATGCAACAGATGTATCTACTACAGATTGACTAGTACTACCTTCATAGGCATCTAGTGCAGTATTAAGTGTACTTAAATTAGAATTTGTAGGAGCAGTTGTTGCTGCATCTACGTATTCATAAGTACCATCAGATTGTTGAATTAATTTTATCATTATATTTTTTCTTTATTGCGTTTCTCCGCCTCTTGGAGATTCAGAATTTGCCGCACTAAAACCAGCTTCCCCTGGCATCGGTACATTTCCCGTTCCGATGTTGCCACCTCCAGCTCCAGTTGGATCTGTTGGCGAAGCTCCTTCAGGTACAGGCATAGGCTGTCCCATTTCTTTTTGTCCTGCAGTAGCGGTATTATTGTTTTGATTTCCATTTGCCATCCCCATTATTTGTGCATATATAGCTGCTTTCTCTGGATCATTAACCAATTGATCTGGATCAATATCTAGTGACTTAGCAACTTCTTTTAAACATGTATGCCATTTAACAAACGGTGCTAACGATGGGTTAGACGCTGTCTGCATAAATGTCATTAGTCTTTGTGATCTTACTTCTTTTTGCATTAAGGAAGCTGTTCCTTGTGCCTTAACTTCTAGATCACCTTTTATTTCTGGAGCCTCATCATTAAATTGCATGTTCCAATGGTACAATGATTCTCCTAGGGGTTTTAATAAATAATCGTCAATATTTTTAATTACTGTTTTAATACTTAAAGCTGCAGCACCCATAAGCATTGACATACCTGCTGCTGTTCTTGTAGTTGATTGTACTCCTGTTGCTCCATGAGAGTATGAAGGAATACCAGTTGACTCATCAGCTAGTTGTCTAAATTTATCAAACATCATTAAGTTTTCACTTGCTGTATTTGGAAATTTAACTCCATGTATTGCCTGACCTGTCTGACCACTTTGTCTTCTAAATATTTTACCAGGAAATACTTTCATATCTTGACCTGGTACTAACATAGTTTCATCAACATCAAATACTAAATTACCAGCTAGTGCTAGGTTATCAATTGCCATTCTTGCATGACCATTCATAACTTGTTGTGAGTCATCCATATTTTCTGGAATACCTACTCCAAAAAATTGATAAGGATTTAATTCATAAGGGCATACCAAATAAGGTAACCTTACTGGTGTAAATGGATTTTCAACCATTCTAATTACATGATTACCACATAACCATATGTTAACATGTATTATATCAGATTCTGTTTCATATACTAATCCACACTCATCTGCTTTTTCTTTATCAACAGTTCCCCAATATTCTAATATTTCAAATCTGTTTTTATAAATGTTTGTTACATTCTCTCTATCATAAAGTGAAGACTCATAACTTCTTGTTTGGTAGTTAGGTCCTTGTTCTAGACAGGCTCTAATTTGTTTCTCTCTAAACATAGGCTTGTCTATTAGACCTTCAAGCTGTTGTTTATTATATGAATGTCTTTGTATTACATATTCACAATCATTTATATTTGTTGCATTAGGGTCTGGATAAAAATCCCAACACGATACTGCTTCTATTGAAGGTACGGGTTTTGACTTTGCAACATATACACTAGATTTATTACCATCTTCATCTTCCATTGTATTATAACTATGGTAAGTTTTAGAATCAGTAAATGGACCTTTTAAAATTCCTGTACCAAGTAAAGACATTTCAAAAAATACATGTCTTAAAATGGTGATAGCTTGACTTTCTTCTAATTGATCATGCAATACTTTTTGCATTTGCTCTGCAGCTAATCTAGCAGGCTCAATCTGTGGAGTTCCTTCTGGTGAAGGACCTTTATCAAAACCTAAGTTTTCATAATCCTGTGCAAGTGTTTTTAATAAATCAGTTGCTGTTGCACCAGGTTTTAAAGATCCACCATCTCCATTATAACCATATACACTTTGTACAATTTCTTTTATTTCTTCATCAGGATTTATTGAATCCGACTCACCTTCAGCTTTAGGTTTTTTATTAGGATTTAAATGGGCATAGGTATCCACATTCTCTGGTACTGATGTTGGAGTTATACCTAAAGGAAATTTACCTTGAGAAAATAAAACTTCAATAATCTGACCAAATGCTGCAAGTACTTTTGTCTTTGTAATCTTTACAAAAACTTTTGATTTCTCATTATCACGGAAAGCCATCTCAGGTCCGTATAGACCTCGATAGTTTCTATAAGCCTTTAGCCATCGTTTCTCGTCATATGACTTTGATGTTTCAGCTTCTTGAAACAAAGAACGTACATGACCTACTAAAGGATTAACTTCCTCTGTATTAGGTTTATCTTCCATTACTAATATGATTTTTTATTTTTAACTTTAACACCTTTTTTCTTTGCTACTACTTTAGCTTTTTTCATTCCAGCTTTAGTATATGCGTATTTTTTATTTCCTACCATTGGCATATTAATAATCCCTCTGTTCAGCCATCTTAAAAATAGCTGGATCTACTTTATCTTTCTTACCTGGTTTGTCATTGCCATCTCCAGCTACTGCTCCATGCTTAACTTTAGCATTTGGATCTATAGCAAGTTTTTCATTCTTAGATTTAGCAACATCAGGTGAAAGTTCACCATGTTTGTATCTTCCCATTATTGTCATGTTATTCTCCTATTAAGGTTTTGGTGGATAATACTGATTACCGCCTTTAAGTAAATCAGTCTCTCCATATTTTTTATCTTTATTAGTATTGAATAAATTATTATAGACTTTTTTAACACGTGTTTTTATTTCGTTTGTGTATTTTTCCATACCTATACTTAATTTTTTTTCAATCATTAGTAATCTCTTTCGTCTGCCATTGTAAACAAATTAGCATCTAATTGGCTTTTGAATTTCTTAGGTTCATGATATCCAAATTTACCATCTCCAGTATTAGCTAGCACATCCTCTTTACTAGGAGATATTAATAAATCTCCAGGTGCTTGATTCGGTTGCTTGCCTTCAGGACTTGTACTTAGATCACCTTGCTTAACTTTAGCTTTGGGGTCAAATTTCATTTCCATATTATTCCTATGTTTTTATTTTCTTAATGTGTATTACGTTTTTTGTTGGGATAGTAGTATAACCACCACCTGTTTTTATTGTATGGCTATCTTCAAATATAAAATCTGCCATAACAACAGTTGTTTTAGAATTTTGTTCTACCAACCATCCAAAGCTACAGCACACGGCTGTCTTTGATTTTTTTATATCTGGTATATCCGACCATTCGCAAGATCCGATAATATCTTCCCAATATACCATTGCTAGTGTATAGGGAAAATTCTTTTTATCTATAGTAGGTAGTTTAATTTTTTTCATTTATCCTTTAATTAATATCCAAATATTCTATCTGAGGGGATAAATTCTGATTTATTTTTGCTACCGTATAATTTATTTGCATAACTTGTATGCATGGGTCTACTTGTACATCCGTATCTTAATGCATCATATGCATGATCTTCTACGTGTGTATTAATATCTTCAGGGTTACTATTATCTAAAGGTAGTGTTGGTAAGGTTCTTAACAAATTTCTACAGTTAGATAGTATTCTAAGTCCTGGTTCTTTCTTTTCCTCATCAGTAAACTTTAATCTTTTATGTATTTCAAGCTTACCACTAATTCTACTCTTAGGAGATCTGTCTGAAGGTCTCCAACGACATCCTTGCTGTATCATCGTCTCTGCTATACTTGGACCCACATCTCCTCTTCTTGCCCATGTACTAGCGTCTAAAACCCCGTAGCGTATGTATTCTCCGTGCTCTAGCTCTATGACTTTCTTTGCGAAAACATCTGCAGTAATCTTTTGGGTATACAACTCTCGATAAACCCATAGATTATTATCATAATCAATAGCAAACCATAAACAACAGGCAGGAGAACTATAGCCCCAATCCGCAGCACGAAATCTCTGCCAGCCTTTAGGTATTTCAAAAGGTTCAACAACATGTATATCCTTACTAAATTCTGGAAATGCTGAGTTTGAAAATGCATCCCAGTCACCATCTAAAAATTGTTTACGTTGTACTTCAGGTAGTGATGATAACATTGCGTAGTAATCATCAGTCTGCATAAGGTACGGATTGTCTTGTAACTTAGCTGGTATAAATCTTCTTGTTATATACTTTGTACCCGAGGGCGTAGGTATATTTATGTTAAAAGCTGTGTTTGGATCTGATGGATCTACAAACATTTCTTTAACCCATTGTGACCCTACATTACCTGGATTGCCTGTGGCTCGTATATAAACTGGTATACTAGGATCAACTGATCTAAGTGACGATCTTAGAAAATTATAAATATCTGGCGAAGGATATTGTGGAAGTTCGTCTATTCCTATCCATGTGTAAGATTGCCCTTGGTAACGTAATACGTCTGTCATGTTCTCTGCATAACCAAACTCTATTTTTGCTCCTGATGGGAATCTCCATTCTTTTTCTTGCTCTCTCCATTTTGCTCCTGGATATGCTCTTGAG